TTGCAAGGGCGGTCGGTACGATGGGACGCGAGATCCCGGAAGTGATGGCATTCCACCCAGAGATGGAGCGCATCATCCTGCGTGCCGACTTCGCGCATCCCATGCTCCACGGTATCAACTTCGTGGACCTCACTGCGGATGACGAGCTCACCGAAGAAGAAGAAGAGATGTCTGATGAAGAGGTAGAATTGTAATACACTCCACTTGTCTACGACCGTTCCGTTCCTTTAGAGGGGGGGGGTCTTCATGACAAGCAGAATCAGAATCAGAATCAGAATAAGAATCAGAATCAGGGATCAGATTTTCTGAGTATGATAAAAACCATCTGGCTTCGCCATCTGTTTTTTATTAAGAATAAAATGTTTCCTAAATCACCAATCAATCTCCATATCCTCAGGTAGAGGTTGGAGTTGAGCCTCCACCTCAATCTCGCGAATGCGATTGCGGTGGGCTTCATGACGTCTTGAACGGCCTTCGGAACGCCGAACGGCAGCGTATAAAGCAGCTGGGGTAGATGGAGCATTACGCGGCTGGTAACCGCGGTGCTCGTTAGCAGACCGATCGCTGCGTACGACGTTGCGAACGGCTGCAACGGCGGGGACCGCCGTATGATCGTCTAATTCAATACCAAGCGGTTGGGGTTAGAATTTTGCCCGGGCAAACCACCGCGGCCCATAATGGCATTCATGGCATATGAACCAGCAGTAGACGTTGCAAAACGCCCAGCTTGTGCAAGCAAGGGCAGCGCATAGTTATTAAAAACTTGCTCACCTTGTTGACGAGCACCAGCTGCAAATGCATTAAGGCCTTGGTTGATGTACGAATCTTGAGTAGCTTCGTTGTGAGTGAACTCCTGTTGAGCACTCATACTACTTGTCGCGGACATAGTACCGGGACTATTCGGCGCAGCCTGTGTACCAATAAGGACACCAGTCTTCTGTGGCAAACCTTCCGTCAGAAGCAAATGCTCTGCAGAAAGAGGCACAGAACCGGCGGGAGCGCCTTCTACAAGTACAACAATACTACACCAATCCATACCAAACGGACTCTGAACTTCACCGGGAGCCGTTGCAGTCAAAGTCGATACCTGGTTAGGATCTTGATATTGAAAAGCACGCTCATCAATCCACTTGTTAATAGCAGTAATAGGCGACTGCGTCAAAGACGCTAACGTAATACGTTTGTAGTGCGCCAACCCTGTCATCTGCGAAACAGTAGTCGGATACTGGAATTGACTACCACCAGCACTGTACATCGATTCGACAGACAAACCGATGTGAACAAAACCAGTCGTAGACGTAGGTGCGAGAGGACTAACTAAACGGACTGCATGTGCGACGGGACGAATAGCTTCAAAAGCACTACGAATCTCAGCAATGCCATTACGATTATAAACCGTAATGCCGTTAAAGACAGGCCATTGGACCTGACTAGCACTGATTGGATTGGCATCAATGACGGCTGCATTATACGCTGGGCGAAATGCAAAGCCAGTCAGCCATCCAGATGCGGCAGCTGGACAGGAAACCTGATCAGTTGCTGCATTAGCAATACTAGGCATAGTATTGCTATCTGGAACCTTAGCACCCTGTGCATCGGGATGAAATGGATCCAATTGCGCAAGAGCAAAACGAGCGGAAGGATTCAGCTGGGTAGGGGGGCAGTGGCAGGCACGGGACGCCTTCGACGTTCGTGAACCACGACGGTAACGCGTACGAGTACTCGTACGACGATACGTACGACGAGCCGGAGCACGTCGCCGAGCTGGCTTCCGCACATTCGTAGAAGAGCGACGATAAACCATCTGTTCGATTTAGAGAAGAAACAGAAATGAGAGAACTAAGGTGCCGGTAAAGTACAGTTTGCTCTGAACATAAGTTCAGATACTTCCCAAACTTCAACTTGACACAGCACAGTAGCTCCTAGGTAATAATGTGAATGGACACCTACTGTGCCATTTCACGAGACCTAGGAGCTATAGCCAAAACACTTTCCATTTTGCCATGGACCACACAAGCAAGTTCCGTGCCTGGTGTTTCACTTTGAACAACTACACGCTGCAAGATGAAGAACACATCAAGGGAGTGGTGGCTACCTTCGCCCGATACATCGTCTTCGGAAGAGAACTCGCCCCAGATACGGGGACACCCCATCTCCAAGGCTACATCTACTTCCACAACGCCCGACAAAGAAAAGCAGTCTCAAGGCTGTTTCCTCGTGCAAGGTTGGACGTGGCTAACGGCTCGGCTAAGCAAAACCGCGTCTACTGTACTAAAGAAGGGGACTACTTCGAGCATGGGGACATGCCGATCGAAAAAGCAGAAGCAAGGGTACGGGGAGGCGTGGCTAACGCCGCTCGATATACCAACGCCGTTGAGCTCGCCAGAAAGGGAGACATGGACTCAATTCGAGAGAGTGATCCCCAAATGTTCCTCATCCATGGACCCCGGTTGGAATCCCTGTATGCACCCGAAGCTCGTCCGCTCGAGGGCGAACTCCTCCACGAATGGTGGGTTGGGCCTTCTGGTACCGGCAAATCAAGACTACTTTGGGAACTCTATCCAAAGCACTTCGCGAAAGCCTTGAACAAGTGGTGGGATGGCTTCCGCCATCAAGAGGTTGTTGCAATCGAAGAGTGGAGTCCAAAGAATGACTTGACTGCGTCTTCGCTGAAGAAATGGGCCGATCGATATCCGTTCCCCGGAGAGATCAAGGGAGGATGTCTCCAAGGGTTGAGACCAAAGAAGATCATTGTGTTGAGCAACTACACGCCACAACAATGTTTCCTGAACCAAGAGGACCTCGAGCCGATCCTTCGGCGATTCACGGTCATGTACTTCCCGAAAGAAGAGCAGCACGCGCGTTACCGAGCCGCGGATTTCTGTATTCCAATCGACACGATCATGGATTGTGTGATTTCGGAAACAATCGGTGATGATGATGAGTGCGAGCTCCCAGATTTAGATCTGGATACGCTCTTTAGTGATGACTTGTGATGCCTCTACGGCATCTACGCTTTTATAATCCAGTGTGTATTGATATTGATGTTGAGTGTTGGACACCGTCTACGACGGTGTCTTGTTAAGACATATGTGGCCGACCTGCCGTCGGCCTGCACGTGCCCCCCCCAGCCGGCGGCGACTCGCTGCGCTCGGCGGCCGTCTGACCGCCCCCCTAGCGGGGGGGGCCGAACTTTAGATTGTCAGTTACGGGGTACTGTGTAACCGGGTACTATGTAACCGGGTTATGGTTACGTAATAAGTGCGCACCGTACTTCTATAGGTACGGTTTATACGTTATACGTTGAACTTCAGTGTATACGTTGTGTGGACCACATACGTATACATACAAACACCTAGATGTTTGTGATATGTCTTGGTGTAACTATAGTATACTAAGTTACTGTCAAAAATGAATGGTCGGTGTAACCCCTCACTACGCGCAAGGGTAACCTCCTCATTCTTCAATTTGCCAAGTAACCCACAAGTGTAACCTCAACCATGGCCAGTGTTCGCAACGAGTCCGACCCTGTGCCACAGACTGCCAGCAACAGCCTCATCTTCCAGATGATGCTCCACTACAAGCAACAGCTCGAGGCGGCGCAGGCAGAGAGAGAGATCATGAGCAACGTGCTTGCTACGCAGCAGTCGCAGATCCATCAGCTCGTCGTGGACAACCGCCAACTTACGAACGCCAACCAGCGTGGTGCCAACTTGGTCAACATGAAGCACGAGGCGGGTATCATGTTCGGACAATGCACCGATCGAGTTGCAGAGCTGTTCGGTACGATGAGACGCGAGATCCCGGAAGTGATGGCATTCCACCCAGAGATGGAGCGCATCATCCTGCGTGCCGACTTCGCGCATCACATGCTCCACGGTATCAACTTCGTGGACCTCACTGCGGATGACGAGCTCACCGAAGAAGAAGAAGAGATGTCTGATGAAGAAGTAGAATTGTAATACACTCCACTTGTCTACGACCGTTCCGTTCCTTTGGGGGGGGGGGTCTTCATGACAAGCAGAATCAGAATCAGAATCAGAATAAGAATCAGAATGAGAATCAGATTTTCTGAGTATGATAAAACCCATAGGGCTTCGCCCTCTGGCTTTTATTAAAATAAAATGTTTCCTAAATCACTACAGTTCATCATGCATATCAATATCCTCTGGACCAAAAGGCAGAGGAACTTGAGCTGCAGCCTGCGCGGCACGATTAGCGCGAATAATGTCGATACGACGCGTACGACCGTATTCAAAATTATACACACTCGCACCACGAGCAGACGTGGGTTTATAACGACGATCCTGGGTACGGCCTTCATACGTCGACAACGTACCAGGAATAGCCGCACGCGCAGAAGGGGGAAGACGGATATTTTGAGATATCTCCGACACCTCCACTAGCGCCGAACTATCATCTACGACATCATTAGACGAGCGGGGTTAGAATTCACTCCAGGAATACCACCCCGCCCTGTCAATGCAGCGTATGCAGCGTTAGCCGCAGCATAGCCTGCGGCTGTACCCGCACGCTCCAACAAAGGCTGGGCGATGTTAGACCAAACTTGCTCACCAGCGGTAGCTGCACCACGCGCAAACGAATTCAAACCACTTTGAATATAACTTTCTTGACCCGATTCAGTATGACTGAAATCGGTCTCGCCTGACATCGTTGAGACAGCCGAAAGAGTACCCGGACTGTTTGGAGCAGCCTGAGTACCAATAAGAATACTAGTCTTCTTAGGAATGCTCTCCGTAAGCAGCAGATGCTCTGCCGCAAGTGGAGAAGGAGTCGCTGGAGCGCCTTCAACAAGTACCACGATTGTACACCAATCCCATCCAAATGGGTTGGTAACTTCACTGGGAGCCGACGAAGTAGCACTCGTAACTTGAGATGGATCATGATACTGGAAACCACGCTCATCAATCCATTTATTGATAACGGTAATCGGAGACTGCGTCAAAGACGCCAACGTCACACGCTTATAATGCGATAGACCAGTCATCTCATTGACCGTTGTTGGAAACTGCCACGTACTACCGGTCGCACTAAAGTAACTTTCCGTAGAAAGCCCCAAGTGCACAAAACCAGTAGCTGACGTAGG